ATGGCAAAAGGCAGGACGAGCATCACAGAGCGGCTCAAAAAGAGCCAAAAGAAAGAGGCGCGCCGAGAAATGGCGCACGAGTGGGCGAGCAAATGGCAACAGGATTATTTAAGCCTACTCTCTCAAATCAAACGGGTGATCGGAACAAATGACGAGGACGAGTTGGCTTTTTTATTTACCGATTTGCGCGCGCTGCAACAGCCCAAATTTGAGGCATTGCATCGGGTGATTGATGAATTGATAGACCCCACACGGGGGCTTATAGATGATTGATAACGCCGAATTAGGCTACACGCCTGCGAACCTCAAGGCATTGCGCCAAAAATACGGGCTGACGCAACAACAGGTAGCCGATATAACAGGAGTAGCCTTGGCAACCGCCCAGCGGTGGGAAGCAAACCCAAGCCAAAAAAGCTTTGCGAATATGCCGCATACTAAATGGCTTGAGCTTTTACAAACATTAACTAAATAGATATTGCGATACCGCATATAATGCGGTATTATACACACATGGACACAGCGCAACCGCGCAAGCCGCGCCTCGGGTTATCAGGGGTAAGGATTTAAAAATGAAAGCAACTAACATCTACTTGACCGCTCAATCAAACATGGCTCGCGAAGCAGCCGACTACATCAACAGCCTGGCAATGAGCAACGGTTTCTCCACTGCGATGAATGACGACGAATTGAGCCAATATCAAGGCTGGTTTGAAGGCCAAATTTCTGAATGTGATAGCCACATTGCTGAAAACTTAGTTATCGAAACTGAAGAAATTGAACTTGATGACGACGAATAAAAGACAGGCCGCCTGAAACATGGCGGCTTTTTTGAAAGGGAAAATAAATGCCTCATCAAAATAGAAACTGGCAACGCCGTTGGACGGTTGATTTTGAAACGCAAACGGCAAGCCATGAAGATGGTTGGGTTTTTGAATTTTCAAAAGTCGCTGACGGTGTGTTTGACGGTCGGCTGATTGCCCAACCTGAAAACCTTACACCCGAACAAATCAAAAACGCCCCGCGCATTGCGAGAGAAGCGGGCGAAGCATGGGAACGCTCCCGAAAAAATAGGCAATAAAACAAAGGCCGCCTAAATTCAGGTGGCCTTTGTTTTATTTGAACGTATCAGACAACGCTTTATGCCGCGCCTTGCAGTCATTGTACAGGTGGACGACCTGCAACGACCACGGCAGCACATCCGCACCTGTACCGCCCTCAAGTTTAGGCAGGCTCGGGCATGGCTGCATCAAATCAGCGGGCGGTTTAATCGCCGTCGGCAATAGCGGCGTTGATGACTGACAGCCCATCAGAATCAAGACAGGTATTCCGATAGACAGTTTTTTCAATAATTTTAGGCACTTGAACATATCTAATCCTTTCTTTCCCCTCGCGCGCTGCCTTACCCGCTTGGTACACGGTAGACGTTTTGCGGTCTTCTTTGGCTTTTTCAATCGCGGCATCTTTCAGACGACCTGAAATTTCAGCAGCCATCTCATTGCGCCCACGCCAATATTCCGCTTTGCGGTCGTATTGCCAAGCACCGATGACGATTGCAAAAACAACTAAAACCGCAATCAATTTCCAATTTTTGAGCAACGTTTCAACCATAATTCAGACATATCCTTATAGGTTTTAATCTCACGTTCGGCAAACTCAAAAGCCGCTAGGTCTGCGTTTTCGCTTGCCACACGGCTTTTGGTTTGCCATTCCGCGATTTTCCGATTTGCAAAATCAACGGGATTCATCGCTACGCCTCGCTCACCCCTTGACTTGCCGTAGCAACAGCATTTGTCAGATTGTATCGCTCAGGCGACGGGCTAGATGGCACCGGCTTACCATCAACCAATTTAGACGGCCAGTAGTAACCGTCAATATCGGCAGGGTTGAAAGGCACAATAGACACGGTATTGCCTTGATTACCGCCTAAGCCCAAAATCTGACCTTTGGCGTTCTTACCGACCACAAAAAACACATGGCCGCCGCCTTGTCGGGACTTGACTGCGATACAGCCATAGGCAGGTTTTGCCAATTTCGTCAGCCCCGCATTTGCCCAAGCTTTCGCGCGATACCAGTCTTTAATGACTGCGCGCCCACTTTTGCCCAAGCAATGCCCTACAAACAAACCGCACCACGGCGTTTCATCTTCAAAGTACCAAGACTTTGCCGCGCCGGGGAACGTTCCCATCTCTTTAAGCCATTGCACGATTGTCGGGTTATGTGCTTTCGTGCCTACAATCTCTTTCAAGCCGATGCGCTTTCTTGCTTCTTTAATCCATTCCAATTCTGTCATTTCTTGTCTCCAAATAAAAAGGTCGTCTGAAATTTAGACGGCCTGTTGAATTAATCTTTATCGACGAATTTACCCGCCGTTTTTTTGACCCATTTGGTCATAATGCCCGGGGCTAGGCTTTTAACGGTATCCATCGCATGACCTGTCAGTATGCCGACAAAAGCACCGGCTACCGCGCACGTCCAAACTTGATTTACCATCAAAAACCGTTCTGCTACTGCCGCCGCCGCAACCGCCGAAATCAAGGCTTCAAATAGGCTTGATACTGGCGCGTCATGGTCTTTCATACTTGACCAAACGCTACCGACGATGCCGCCCCCTATGGCAAACAGATAGCCGAATTGAAAAAAATCGTGCATCATTCCCCCTTTTGTTTTCGTTTAAATTTATCCTCCGAAAACAAGAATTTAAGTGAGTTATTACCAGCGAGTAAGCAAAGGAACGCCAAGACGGGCGGAATAACCATGCCTGTATGTGCAGGCGGGTAGGCAGCCCAAAACGCATATGCCGTCAGATACCAAATAAAAGCTGATATCAGCAACATATAGCCCGACAAAACCTCCCCTTTGAATGTCTGCCAGTACATCGCCGCCAGCTGCAATACACCGACCCCGCCGAATACCAGTATCAACGTCAGTTCCGAAATGTCTTTGAACTTGTAGTAGACGGGCCAGTTGTAGATGTCGTTTGGCGAGAACGCAAAGACCAGCGCATAGCCAATCATCGAACACCCGCTTATAAACTCAACTGCCCGCGTCCCCGTGCTGAATAACCAACGCTGAAAACGCACAGGAAGAAAACGAAGCTCAAAGGTATATTTAAGCCATTGAATAGACTTGCTCATTTAAAAACCTCCATAGAAAAAGGTCGCCCTTTCAGACGACCTGAACACTTACACCAACTTAAATTCACGATTCAACTGTTTTAGCAGCTTCGCGATGTCCTTTTTATGGACAAAATCGCCGCCGGTTGTGTTGATGATAATCGTACTGTTATCGCCACCTGACTGACCTGCCATTTCACGGATTGTCTGCGCGTGTTCCGCTGGCAAGACCATCTCGTTTTCGTGCAGTTGCGTCAGTGGGTTGATACCGGCGGGAATTTCCCACTCGCCCGCCCCCCGTGGAATCACACG